TTTAGTTATCTTAACAGAATGTTTAAAAAAAAGCAGCAATTAAACTGTTGTTTTTAACCTACTGTTATCTATGTATCACTTATGAGACATAAAGTCGGTATTTGTACAATATATGTGACATTTCCGTCAGATGTTAAATGTATTTGACAATAGTTCCCCTACCCTTATACCCACCCACCGTAGTAGTTGAGGATAAATCCTTTACGACAGACCTGTGCGTTGTAACGCTTATGGCAGGCAACTCACCCCACCCCTAAACTCCCTAAAACAGTAGCAGTCCTTGCAGCTGTAGAAGATCACAATTTAGAGTAAATGGTTTTAGTTTGTTTCCAAACTCTGTCTATATCCTGTTCGATTTCTCTACTTAGAGGTGCGGGTCACACCGGATACAACCTTGAATCTTTACTTAACCTGTTCTGGGTACGAGTGGTCACTCTATTAGCTGATGCGCCCTGACAAGTAAGTGACAGACAACAAAAAGCCCTAATAAGGAGGCTTTAGGCTTGGTTGCCACATACAAGAGGTGAAGCACCACCTTCCTGTAGCTTTGACGAAGCCGCCTTATTAGGGCGTTCTATTCGCTGTGCTTAACTACTACTGGGTTACCAATCCAATAGATAGTTAAATTCTATTCGATTTTTTTACTTTATGCAACTCAGGCCAGATTTGTTGCCAATTGGGGATTTCTTTACGATTCCATTTGCCATCTGATTTCTTTTCAAGTTCAGCAGCTAATAGCACCAGTTTGTCACCAGGCATACCGTTGTTGCGCCATTGACTTACGGCTGGCGGACTAACACGACATAGCTTTGCTACAGCAAACGTGCCACCTAGTGTCTCAATGATTTCTGTTGTATTCATGTAAGTTATCTTAACAGAATCTTTCTGTATGGTTTGACTTATGTATTTAGATGCCTTAATATCTATCTACTGACATACCCGTCAGGACAACGATAAAAGGTACATAAATGAAAGAACTAGCAAAAGCACTTGTCACGGCTCAGGCAGCAATGTCACACGCAGCCAAAGATAGCAAAAACCCACACTTTAAATCTGCATACTCAAGTCTGGCATCAGTCATTGACGCTGTGCGGCCTGCTCTGTCGGCTAACGGTTTAGCTTTTGTGCAGATGTTGCATACAGCAGACGGTGGCGTAGCAGTAGAAACAGTTTTAATCCATGAATCAGGAGAACAACTTAGCTGCGGCACGTTGTTTATTCCCGCCAGTAAGCAAGATGCACAAGGTTACGGTTCAGCAATTTCGTATGCAAAACGCTATAGCCTGCAATCTGCGCTTGGCATTGCGTCAGAAGATGATGACGGTAATGCAGCAACCAAAGCACCACCAGTTAAAGTCATTGAGAAACCCAAAGGCATTGAGTTAGACAACACCGTGGCTCAAATGGCATCAGCGGTTAGCTACGAAAGCCTGAAGGACATATTTAGAGCAGCATGGACTATTTGTTTGAAAGAGCAACAGATTCCATTGAAGGCTGCATACGATCAATTTAAAGCAAACTGGGAACAACAATAATGGCAAACGATCTTAACCGCTGCGAGTTTATTGGGCGCTTGGGTAAAGACCCTGAAATGCGTTATTCAGCCGATGGCAATGCCATTTGTAATTTATCACTTGGCGTTAATTTTGAATATAAAAACAAAGCTGGTGAACCACAAAAAACGGTAACTTGGGTAAGAATTAGTGCGTATAGTCATTTGGCTGGCATTTGTGGCGATTACCTTAAAAAAGGTTCGCAAATATATATTGCAGGAAAATTTACTGTTCGGAAGTGGGTTAACAAAGACGGAGTTGACCAATACACAACTGAGGTGGTTGCTGACCAGATGCAGATGCTTGGTGGTCGACCTGCTGAAAATGCACCACAAGTTGATGCACCTGTTAAATTAAAACCAGATGGTGGTTATCGAGCCATGAAAGAAGGCACGTTTGTTCCAATGGAATCTGACTTTAACGATCCACCATTCTAATGAATCAAACTGAACAAGCCATATTGATTTCTTGGCGATTGCAGCAATGGTACGAAGGCATGGTTCTAGATGTTAGAACCATGCAAGACCTTCAGGATGCCATTGAGATGCTTAAAAAACTAGCTAAACAGGTGCAAAAATGAATAAAAATACAAATGCTTTTCCAATTGAAATTAACGAACATACTGACAACGGGATGACGTTGCGGGATTATTTTGCCGCTGCTGCTTTGCAAGGTTTAATTGCTAATAAACGGCACATGGGCATAGATTGCGTAACAATGTCAGATTGGGCTTATAAAGTGGCTAATGCAATGTTGAATGAAAGAGAAAATTATGATTATTAAATCCGCAGATTCAGAGTCAGGCCATTGGTACGCAGCTGACGGAACGCCTGCGTATCGAATCATCGGCAAAAACGGCAAAGAACGCAATACTAACGTTAAAGACGCAAGAGAGCGTGGCTTTGTCCCATCAGTTACTACGGTACTTAACATCATTGCAAAGCCTGGTCTTACCAACTGGCTGCAACAACAAGTTTTATTAGCTGCGCTGACGTTGCCACGCATTGAAAGTGAGAGTGAAGATAACTGGCTAGAACGAGTTATTTCTGACTCTAAGTCTACAGGCCGTGACGCTGCGGATCGAGGCACACAGATGCACGGCGTTTTGGAACGGTTTTACTCTGGCGAACGTGACGATTACCCACGATACGTTGACCAAGTTGATGCCGCCATTCGGATTCATTTTGGGCAAGATCAAAAATGGGAGGCAGAACGCTCGTTTGCATATCAAGGGTTCGGTGGAAAAGTTGATTTGATTGCTGAAAACATCGTGATCGACTTTAAGAGCAAAGACAATCTCGACAAAGTTGTGCCGTACCATGAGCAGCTGATGCAATTAAGTGCTTACCGTGTCGGCCTTGGCAAACCCACAGCTAGATGTGCCAACGTGTTCTTTACTGCCGAAGGTGATGTGAAACTGATCGAACATTCAGAGGAGGATTTAGCCTCTGCATGGGATTGCTTTCAGTATTTACTAGCGTTCTACAAGCGTAAAAACAACCTATAATCAATATGCGGCGAACGCTAGTGTCCCTCACGCTCCTTGTTCAGCTAGTAGCCGCACCTTAACAAAAATACAACACTTAGGGTTTGTCCCTATAAATAACGCTTGCATTGATTGTTTAGCTATCTTAATATTTGTACATGGCAACACGCCATCAACCACGACAAAAGGTGCATAAATGAAATACTCATACATCCAAATGACAGACGAAGGTAAACGCCAGTTAATGCGTGAACTTAGCCTTGAGCTGACCGACAAAAAGATTGCAGAGCTTATGGATCAATTTGCAGATGGCGTAAAAACAGACAGCAACGGCGAACCGTACATCAAAATTGATGCTGATAACGTATTGTGCTGCGCTGTGCCAATGTACACACATTTCATTGACATCAACCACATTGAAAAAGTTACAGCTAACGAGGAGGATGGCAGCGATGAATAAGCATAACTGGCCTTTCTTGACAGACCTTGGCGATCCTAATTGGACAGGTCGCACCACTCGCACGATGCGTAAACAAACACGCTACACACGAGCTGACGAACGCATACCGCCTATTGCTTGGTTTGTTGGCTTGGCACTTTTAGGGGTTGTTTTTGGTCTTGTTCCTTTTATGTCATGGGTGATGCAATGAACAAACAATTAAAAACTTTTGCCGAAGAAGCGGGTTGTTTTGAAACGAGGTTTGAACCAAAAGAATTGATGGGCGGCGAAAACGAATTAAAACAATTTGCCAAACTTGTTCATCAAGCCGCAATGGAAGAAGCCGCAAAAATTTGTGATGAATTAAATTACAACGGTATGAATTCATTGCATTGTGCCGCAGCAATTAGAAACCGAGCCGAGGAATATTTAGAAAATGAATCAAGTTGCTAGAAACACCGATCCCATAACCAGTTGGGCTGCTGCTGACTCTGCAAAGTCTTTAGCCGCTCAACACGCCACGATAATCATTCAAGCCTTAACTAAGTATGGCCCACAAGGAAAGGACGGTATAGCGCAGATTACGGGACTTGATGGCAATCAGGTTGCCAGGCGTTTAAGCGAGTTACAACGCAATCACGAAATCTTGCTAACCGGCAAAAACGTGCAATCTAAATCAGGTCGGGCAGAACGCGAATGGCGTGTAATGCCTAAACAACACCAACTTATTTAGACGGATGTGCTTTAGACATTGGCTCGGACTCATGTTTTTTTAGTTCACGAGCCAATTCTTTTACATGGTCTTTTAAAACAACATAGTCGCTTTTGCCTTGACCTTTGCGTTCATCTTTAAATACGGGTTTAGTAGCCATAATTACACCATTAAAGTTGCTTTTTGTTTAACGTCTGCGACTCGATTTATCCAACCTTGACCAAATACATCAAAGGTTGGCAAACTACGGTAAAAATCTTCTTTTGCCTTGCTAAAACGCTCAATCAATTCATGCGGATCAAGAGCCTTTACATCTGTCATTGTTGCAGGCCCAAACCAACCGTCTGACGCTACGCCTACGGCAGTTTGCAAGGTTTTGATTGCTCGACCTACGCCAGCGTTCACGGCAAAATCAAAAACTAAGTAATCAATGCCATCAGGCAATTCGTCCGCACGCACAGCATCCCAATATTTCTTTTTGTATAAAGGCTCGACTTTTGCAAACGTAAGATTACGGATCTCTGCTTCGTTTGATTGCCGACCAATCCAGTTTTCCCAAGTGGCTTTGGTCACGCCAAGGTTGGTCATGCCGCCTGGATCAGCAGGATTATTAACGTATCCACCTTCTGATTTAAGCATTAACTCAAATGATTTTTGAAAATTACTTTGCATTGGTTACGCCTTGCACCCACTTTTGGAGTTCAGTTAACTGGAGGGTAGTTTGAGCGCAGCGTCGAGCAAGTCCTGCGTCGGTGGTTGGGACATTAGGACATTGGGCGGGCTTGGAAACGGCGGACACGTTACTGCTACCGGTGTCGCGCTGCATCCTGTCAGAGTAATAATTATGCACAGCAGAAAGCCTAGCATCATATTCCGACTTGATAGATTCCGATATAGTTTCATGTTCTTTTACCTTTGCAGCGTTAATAATTTCTTGTGCTTTACCCAATGCAGCAATCTCAGCCTGATACTTAACGAATTTCTTGTGTTCATGGCTATACCCCATAAAGTACATGACCAAGCATAACGCAAGTGCTGCGCCAATTTTTAGCATTAACACACTAGGTAATGGAAACATTATTTATCCGGTTCTGTGTCTTTTTTTAACATTACGGCTGCGCCATGTGCGCCAGTAATAATGCCGATGGATTGAGCAAAATCCATCAATACAACAACGTTGTTATGCAATGCTTGATACGCCCAACCAAACATTAAAAATGCCGTTGTCGTGAGCCAAGACACGCGAGCAATGTCAAGCGTGGTGTTATCTTTGCCTGTAATCAGATCGGAAAATTTCATTTGTCCGCTTTATTGTCTAGCTTGTCGTAAATCTTGCCAAGCATTTCTTTCATTTCTTGTGCAAAATCTTTGAAATCATCACGCCGCACAAAATCAGAGTGCATCTGCGCTTGAAAATCATGCAACTTTTCTTTCAAATCCGTATGGGATTCTTGTATCTTTGATTGACCATCCCAAATGACTTTTAAGACCCACACAGCCAATGTACAGAACCCGCCAAACAATAAGTTAAGTGCTAACTGTGTGTCCATCATAATCCTATTTATTTTTTGAAGTAATACCTAACATATCAGATAATCTGCTTTTTTGTTTTTGCGTTAATTCTGATTCAAGTTGTTTAATTTGGCGTCTGGCTTTCTTCGCGCCAACAACTTTAGCACCAAAATATTCTCCCGCAGCATAACCACCAGCAGCACCTATGCCTTCACCTAAAAACCCGCCAATACTTGCACCTGCTGTTCCCAAACCACGTTGCAATGCAATATCCGAAAACTTGTTTTTTAATAAATTTGTTTGCACAGCTGCGCCAGGGTAACGGCTTGGAATGTGCAAAATATTACCGGCTTCAATGCCATCATAGATTTTAGCCAAGCCTTTAGGATCATCAGCAAACGCTACTTTTAACTTTTCGCTAATTTTAGACGCTGTTTTAGCCGCAGCAATTGAGTTCCACGGTTGGTTCACACCACTTTCACCTGAACGTCTAATTTGATCGACCAATGATGTTTTGATTTCATTTATTGCTGCGGTTTGCCCATCAGTTCGTAATGTATCAATTAAATGTTTAAATTGGCTTTCTGCTAAACCAGCAACTTTAATTGTAACTGATTCATCTGCAATTTTTTGATTAACACCACGATCAGACAACAAATCACCAACGGCTTTAGGATTGTCATAAGTTTCAATTCCTTTTTTCCAATGCGCCCTAGCTTTTTGATAAGTTTCTCCACCAACTTGTTCAAAAACTTCGTTATCAATCAAACCTTTTAACTGTCCTCCAAGTTTTGCAGTTTCGTGATGATACTTATTGTTAATATACTGGCGTACACCTTCAGCCTGTGCAATAGACATAGGCTTTACATTGCCTTCAGCATCAAGCAAACCTTTAGCCGACATATATTGGTTAATGCCGTTTCTTAAACCTTTTTCGTTTTCATACGCAAAATTAGAATTGTCTTTAAGAAAATCGCTAAATTTATCTACGGTTACAGGTTTTCCACCATGCGCCGTTTCAGCTTCTTTATACAAACTTTTGCTTTCTGCAACGTGCGCTTTGTAGCCTTGTTCTAATGCGCTTTTAATTTTTGCACCGCTTGTAATCTGATCGCTAACTTCTTCTGGCGTTCCATAACGCACGTTTGTGCCACCGGCATCTTCAGAAATCTTACCAAAATGATTATTTAACGCAGATTTTTCGTGATTAATCTGTGCGGTCATGCCGGTTGCGTATGGCCCTTGATCGGCAGATGCAGTAATAAATTGCGAACTAGCCTCTTTAGGATTGCCTTCAAGTGCTGAATTTCTAAATGTTTCAACGCCAACACTACGCAACAAATCTTTTTTAGCGGCAACATCTTGTGCCGATGCAGCACGGGTTGGCATTGGAGGATTTTCAACAGGCACTTGAATCGGTGACTGTTTAGCCGTAAGTTGTTCACCCAATTGAGTTTCAACTGTTCCAACAGGCGCAACTGGTTCTGCCGCTGCTTTCTTAGCATTAAACTGTTCAACCATTGTTTGCAACGCTTCAGGCGTAGCACCGGCTTTTTCAGCCTCAACTAATTGACTATATTGATCGGCAGTCAGTTTAGGTTTTTCAACAGGATATTCAACACGGATACCAGGGGCTTCAGAAACAACTGTTGTTGGTTCGTTTTCTAATGCATCTAATTTGTTATGTAACGGTTTTATTTTTTCATCAAAAAAAGCATTTGCTGCATCCATGCTTTTATGCCACTCAGAACTACCAGTTTCAAATTGTTTAGATACCTCTTGCAACGCAGTATGTTCATCGTGCAATGGTTGTAATTTTTCCCAAATAGCCTCTCTTGCAGTTAAATTAGTATCTACAGGTTCAATACTTGGTTCTGTTTTCGATGTTGTTTTTTGTTCTGCGCCTTTTTTGGCTGCAAATTGTTCTTCTAATGCACCAATCGCATTTTTTACGCCTTTAACAGCGACAGGTGCGACTTTGCCACTTACCGCAGCAAGACCAAGATTGGCAGCATATTCAAAATCTGATGGCGGGATTCTTACGCCAGTTTGTTCATAAAATTTATCGGATAAAACTTGTGAACCTTCGCCAACGTGTTCACCAACCCATGTCATTAAACGGTTAACGCTTTCACGTTTATATGCGGGATCTTCAGGATCAATGCCAACCGCTTTGGCAAACGGTCTTGAAATTGGATCAACAATGGCGTGAGTAGCTTCTGCCGCATTAAATTTGCCGCCAGTTGCTAAAGAAGTAGCTTCAACAACTTTTAGCAATGGATGCGCTACAACGCCAACCGCAGCAGGAATTATGCCGCCAATGGTGTTATCTAAAAATGATGCAACGCTTTTGCCTGTTTCTTTCACATAATCTTTAAACGTTCGTGGTGCAGGCGGTGTTGTTGGCTCAACTGACGCAACAGGCACAGCAACAGGCGCAACCGGCGCAGCAACAACAGGTGCGGCAGGTACAGCAGCAACAGGTTCTACAGCCGGTGCAACTTGATCCGGTGCAGTTTGAACTGGCGCAGTTGGTGCAACAGGTTCAGCCGCTACAACAGGCGCGGCAGGCGGTGCAACCGGTGCTGTGGATGCAGGTTGTTCAGCAGGTGCATTGGCTAACGCATCTGAAAACAATTGTTCAATGCTATCGCCTTTTTCTGATGGTGCAATTGTTTTTTTATAATTTGGGTTAAGTTCCCAATGAACAGGATCTTTTGCACCGTGAGGGCGATGTAACCCCAATCCTTCCATTACCGATACAAATTCAGGATTAATGTTAGTGCCCACATCAATAGCATTAGCATGAAATATATTTTGATTTGGATATTTAGACGGATCTAATGGCATAAACACATTAGGTTGACCACGTTGATTAAACAACGCTTGTTGCTCTGCTCTTGATCGAGCCATGCTTGTAACCGGCAACGGTGTGCCGTATTTTTCAATATGTAATTGATTTGCTTGTTCAGCAGCCGTAGCTAAATCAGGATGCAAACTACTAAAATCTAATTTTTTAGAAGTTTGCAACTCTGACGAAAACAATTGTTCTACTGCATCAAGTGTAGACATTAGAGTGTCCCATCAGCCATTAATTTTTTAATGTTACGGTATTTTTGTAATCCGGCTGCGAGTTCTTTTGTGTCACCGCCGTAAATTTGACCAAGCAATGCTTTTTGCTCTTTTTGATCTTTGACGCTATCAACAACGTTCATAATTTGAAAAACTCTAGTGTCAGCGTTTTTGCCCCACATACGCTGAAATGCTTCCATATTATTTGTGCCAAATTTGTCTTTAAATTTTCGTGCTGCTGCGGTTTGCGAATCAATGTTTTTAACTTCAGCCATTGTGCGTTGTGCAATTTTAATTAATACTTCTGGTGAAGTTTTTTCAGTTCCACTTGCAATTTTGATTAAATCTAAACCTGCATCAGTTCGTGTTCCACCGGCAGCACTAATTGAAGTTTGAACGTTAGCCAAATCTTTTGCCAATTCTTGCAATTCTGTACTTCCAAGTTTAACGGCAACATTTGTATAAACTTTTCGCAAAGCATCATTACCAAGTTGCGCCCATGCACTTTCACTTTTTTCACCTGCGCCTAACATCGTACCTTGAAGTTTTGTAGCTTGACTTACAACATTTCTCAAATTATCAACTTGTCGAGCCAATTTAGGTTGTTCCATTGATAAACTTGTGTAATAAGCATTTCCTGACGTTTGTGCCGCAGTTTCTTCAGGAGTTGCGGGTGCTGTAACTTTGCCCGAAACACGATTTGGATATTTAGGCGTTTCAGGTTCGTTAATATCAATACCTCCAACAACAAATGGCGCAGGTCTAGCAACTGTCTTAGAAGGCGCAGCTACAGGAAAAGTTGTTGTGCCACCAGTTGTAATTGGGGTAGGTTGGGCAGGCTGCAAAGGTTCATTATTAACAATAGGCGCATTTTGAATTGTTCCGCCTTTTGGCCCACCTTGAGTGGTAGTCGCCGGTTGACCACCAACATCTGTAAATTGTGGCAATGCAGCAGAGAATTTTTGCGTTTCAGATGCAAGACCAGTTCTAAGGTTGGCAATAAAATTCTGTACGCCTTTTACATCACCTGCTTTGAGCATAGCGTTAACTTGCCCAAACGTCTTTTTTACGGGAACCCCATTAGCTTTTAAAACGTGTTCAATCGTATTAACTTGGCTTGTTAACTCAGGAATGTTTCCCGTTTTTAATGCGTCTGAATATTCCAAACCCGTTAACATTCCACCGGCAAGCGTAAGTTGTTTTTGACTTAATCCTAATTCAGATGTGCCTGCCGCTGCTTCCGCTTGACGCAATTCAATCGGCAACATTTGTTGGCTTTTTTGCAATGCCAACTTTTGCTGTTCAAGCAATGTGGGAAAAGATTGTGCTTGTTGTTGATAAGCCTGTGCGCCGCGAGCAACGTTCATCATTTGACCAAGACTGGTCATTGAATCCGGTACTTTTGCATTTAAGGAAATATTTGGATCAATATTAGTAGCCATTTTTATACCTTAAAATCCGGTGGGATAGCCAGTATTCGCTGCAAAAGTTTGATTTGCTGCTATTTGATTGGGAGATTGTGTCCCGTAAGTTGTTTGACCTGGCACACCTAAACTTGGATTTTGATTCAACAAACTATAAAGCGTGTAATTACCTGATGCATTGCCAAGTGTTCCCGCTAAAGCATTTGCCGATCCGACTGTACCGCCTGCGGTAGCTGCTGCGCCACCTGTGGTTAATCCTGTTGCCGCATTGATGTAATTACCTGCCGCAGTATTTGTGCCTGCTTGTGCTTGTTGACCTATACCTGCCACGCCTGCCAAACGATTATAAATATTGGTTTGCTGCGTTTGAAAGTTATTAAAAGCATTTTGATACGCATTTGAAGCGTAATCTTCAGCAAACTTAGTGCCTGCAATGTTTACATTAGAACCACCGCCGCCTGCATTTGTACCCATTCGTGCAGCAGTTGTGCCTTGCCCAAGCATAAATTGATAATTAGGCGCAAGATTGGTTTTTAAATCTTCAGCAGTAAATGGTCTAGTTAATTCACCTGAACCTATAGCACCCGCTACCGGATTGCCTAAAGCGTCATACTGTTGATAGTAACCAGGCAACATCGAGCCAAGCGTATTTAACGCCTGATAACCCGTAGCGCGAGCAGGTGCTTGTTGAGTTTGTAAAGTCTGAAACATCCTTTCTTGTTGCGCTTGAGCATCTTTTGCTGCATCTGCTTGCGTTTTAGCCGCTGAAGTCGCAGCATTAGATGAAATTGCGCCGCCAATCAAAGACCCGCCAACAGAAATTGCCGCAGTCACAGGATCATGCAATTTACGAGTGCGAGAAAGTCTAGGATCGCCGCCATTGGGATCGCCAATAGGATCGTGTTCCACATTTCGTCGATTTAGATAATTCTTAAACATATTTACTCCCATCGCATCGTAAGAAGATTTTAACTGAGTCTTGCGATAACTCAATAAATCCTAAGCGTTTACAGAAATTTAAACCTTTCAAATTGTCGTTTTGCACATAAGTTACGACATATCCGTATTTATCCAATAATTTCTTTAAAGTTAACCTTAAATGGGCTTTTAAAGCCGCGCCCGCAGGCTTTCCATATCCTATGTGTACTTCATTGCCTTTTATCAAAACCGCGCCTATAACCTCGTTTTGACGCTTTAAAGGCACTATTTCCCAATTTTTAATTGCATTTATGTACTCAGAACAAGAAATGGTTAATCTATCTTTTACAGACTGATAAAGCATTTCTTTGGCGGCAATTTGGTCGATCATATTAAATTGTTGGCGTAATAACCCGTACCGCCGCCTGCAAAAAAGTTAGACCATCCAGGTGCTATGTTTCCGCTAATCCAGCTATAGTTATCGCCATTATTTGAAATAAATGTTGCTGCATTTGCGCCTTTGTCATTGACGCGATTGCCGGTCATATAAACTCGACAACCTGGTTGAAACTGAAACATTGGCCCGCTATATGATGTATTTGGTTGCGTATTTATATAATTATTAACTAAATGCACTCGTTCTTGTTGTGCGCCTTCACTCCAAACACAAAGACCATTTGCGCTGCCAAAATTAAAAGAACAATCAGACATTGAAAAAAATGTTTGTGTCCCATTAACGTAAATTATTGGGCCACCGTTAATGTAATTATTAAAATAACAATTTGTTAAAGTAAATGTAGTATTAGAACAACCTACTATAAGCATTGGGTTGCCATTAGAAGGCCCTGCAAAAAACTCGCAATTTGTAATTTGTACAAATTGATCGCTTGCATTGCTATAAATAGCGTAATAACCGCCACCATCTTGATTAGTAAAATATGAATTTACAATTTGCAAACTGCCTGCTAAATGGTTAATGCCATACCAAGTATCAAAACCTGAATCGGTAATATATACCCAAGGTGCGCCACTAGAACCTTGATACATTGTCATGCCAAGATTTGAAATGTTTAAAAATTGTTGAATAAATAAACCATCAACACGACCAACATTAAACGCTTGAGTACCCGCAGAATAAAAAATACTTGCTTGATTGCCAGTCATATCAAAATTATAAAAATGATATTTATTTATACGAATTGTATCTAGCGAACCATCAATTTTAATTCCAGTTCCATAAGCAGACATTTCTAACAATTCTATAAATGCGCCACCAGAATTCCCACGCATATCAATGCCGTTGCTTGCATTGCTAATTTTTAATGAATTGATTGTAAATCTAGGTATGTTTTGAGCATAAATAGCAACCGGATAACTTGTTAAACTTGCACGATTACTTGTGTCTGGCTGTACAAATCTCATCCCGAAATTTTCTAATTGTGGGCCTGGCTCACCTGTAGAAAAAATAATGACACCAGTTGCACTCATATTAAAGGATGAGTTAATTGTAAAATATGATGAATTACGACCATCACCGGTCATCATTTGACCGCCCGTAGTCATAGTCAAAGAATTTGTAATTAGATAATTTCCCGCAGGCAAATAAACGTGTTTGCCAGTTGCAATAGCGTTTCGGATTGCCGTAGTATCATCAGTAGTACCATCACCCGCCGCGCCAAAATCTTTAACGCTAACAAGATCAGACCATTTTGATGTACTTGTACGAGTTACAGAACCCGTAAATGGCGCAGTATAGTTAAATGATGGGATTGAAATTGGCACATTTTGTACCGAAGTAATCAATCCTTTGCTATCTACAACAAATTGCGGAATGGTTGCAGCAGCGCCGTAAAGACCTGCCGTTACGCCCGAATTATTTAACGATAAAGCAATTGTTCCCGCATTAGACGCAACATTGATATTTGTACTGCCGGTTAAATAACCTAACGAATAGCCGTTATTGTTACCGATTAACAGCTGACCGTTTTTAGGCGCTGTGCTAATACCCGTTCCACCGCTTGATACCGGCAACGCATTAGCGATATTAAAGTTAATAACGCTTGGATTTTGTAACCATATAGCCCATTCTCTTGCCGGTCTACCTGTAATCGGGTCAAGAAAAGGACTTTGTGGAATATTGATATTAGTGTTAACAGCCATCAATTATCCCCTGCTGATGCTTTTAAATTCGCAGAAATAATTACAGCTTTAACAGGATCAGTCACAACAACTTCAAAAATACGATCCCTTGACCAACCTAATCGCCGCCAAATGGCACGATTCTTGTATCTGCCAATCTTTCCAATGCTTGTCCAATGCTCATTACTCCAAGTTGAACCGCCATCATTAGACCAGCGCAGCATAGCTTGTGGATCTTGACCTTGACCTGTCGAGAGTCCCACGCCTGGCTGAAACTGTATCTGCAATTCATCAAAATATTGACGTTGCAAATCAGATACTAAATGTGGCGCACGCCTCACTCTGCGAATCGTAGAGCCATTATCTGTGTAAACGTTATTGTCTAAACTATAGATTTTGCCATTTTGATAATCGCCAACTAAATTCAACCCGTTAAAAAACGCATGGCAATTAGAGCGATGACGATGAAAATTATTAAACGAATCTACAGACAACCATTTATGCCACATTTGTGACGCAAGATCATATGCCCAAGTAATGTCAGCAGTTGGAAAAGTAACAACGTAAAATTCATGTCCTTCAATACGATAAGTGTAAGCAATAGCATCTGATACCACTTGATTCATTAAACTTTGCTCAACCGCATGAGTTGATAATCTTTGAAACTGATAGCCTTGAATCATGCCAATAGTAATTTGACCTCTAGTGTCTTTACTAACAAACATAAATTGTTCAGCAAAACGAGCAACAGAATACGGCGCAGCGCAACCGTGCTGCATCGACGTACCCTGAATTCTTTGAAATGGAAAAGTAATAATTCCCGCAATCACATTACCAACATCAACCCAAACTTCAGAAGTTACTTCGCCAAGCAGATACACTTGACGATGATCGGCAATTAACGACACTAAGCTATCAGGCGAACCATCTTTTGAACCAAAATATTGATTTGCAGACAATGCCGACGATAAATCAGTTGCACCCCAATTTTGCGTATTTGGTTGATTGTAAATAATGTAATTATCAACTACATCGCAAACCGTTGCACCTTGCCATGCACCGTCAGTTGATGGCAATCGAGTCAAAGTATTAGTAGATACATCAAGCGTGTAACGGTTTGGCCCATCCACAATGTACGCAAGCAATCCACTTGTGGACACAATATTGTCAGTAATAACAACAACACCCGTTGTAGTAGTTAGCGTGCCGACCGTTGTAATGGTTAAAGACGTATTGATCGAGTAAACAGTATTTCCGGCTACCGCAATCAATATATTGCCGCCCGATAATGCTCGCATACCGCGAACCGGTGCGTTAACTAATTGCGCCCATTGGGTAAGACCAGGCGTGGGGTACAAAGCCACCACACCGCGACTGCCTGGCGCTTTTAACGGATCAATTTCAGGATAATAGTTAATACATTCCTGAGCATCTTGATAGATACTAGGTGTTTCATAGCTTGGGCCGATAAATCCAAAATCAGGCATATCAGTCCTTATCGAAAAAAGCCGCCCGTCAATATCCAACCGGCATCCTTTTGTCTGCCAACAAGCATTGAATCGTCAAATCTTGCGGTCTGTATAGGTTGCATATTTGTGCGTTTAATTGTGGCTTTTGCCTGTGCTGCAAATCCCGTAATCATGGCAATCTGCGCTTGACTATTTTTGCCATACATCGGCATTAGTCGTTCAGCTAAACACCATCTCAACGCCATGTCATAGCCTTGAGGAATAAAAATAGTTTCATTTAAAGTTGTAAAGTTGCCAAATATTGTTTCGGCAAACATATGCATTTCGCCTTGCGCGGGGTTGGGCCATACAAACAAATTGCCCAACACTTCGCCTGGGTTGTAATACAACGCTTTAGGCCACGGCCCGTTTAGCGTCTTTAAACCAATCATTTCATAGTCTTGTAACGCTAAAATCGCTACCGGATAATCCAAACCACCGTTAACAATCGGATAGCCATTTGAATTGGTGTTAATTCGCACAAACGCCGAGTCAATCCCTAAAGGACGTTGATAATAAGCCGTGATCGTTGTGCTTGCTACAGTCTGCGGAATGTTAACTAAATACGTTCCCGCCTCGACTACGTTGCCGCCACCGCCTGTTAAAAAGGTTGTGATCTTTGTTCCTGCGGCAATGCCCGCACCTGTTAAAGTTTGATTGGCAGCAACCGCGCCTGAAGTAATGCCCGTAATGGTTAAAACATTACCTGAAATTGATCCTGTAAACGTTGCGCCAATAGAACCGCTTGGGCCAATCGTGTACTGCGTTTGCCCTGGCACAATCGGAAACACAATTTCCGTAATGTTGTAAACCATCATATTTTCGTTAGACCATTGATCCAACATACCGTTGAGCATATCAAACGCATCTTGTGCAGCGTCGGAAGTCGGCGTTTCACCTGCCTCTAATGCGCCAATGTCTTTTAATGCTCGACTGACAATATCTAACGGAGTTGTCATTTAATACCCCAAAGCAAGCCAATTGATCGCAACACCGCTTACGCCTGAACCGTTCACTAATACAGTAAAAGTTGCGCCTGATACGCTATTTGTACTGCTTAATACGGTATACGAACCCGATGTTGGCGAACCGCCGCAAACTGCATATGTTTGAAATGTGACATTTGGAAATGGTGTTGGATACGTTACTACCGCATTGCTTGTTCCCGTGCCTGATGATGTAACCGTACCCCATTGCACAATCAAACCTGATGGTAATTTTTGATAACCATTGCCTGACAATACAGAACCGTATTTGTCAGTTTGATATTTCCATTCAATTGAGCCTTCGGTAATTGTCCAATTGCCGCCAGTCCACACTAAAGTTGCGGTATCGTTTACGTTAAGCACCGGATTTACCGGAAGTCCATAACCAACAAAATAGATTTTGTCCGAACCCGCGCCTTGAATCGTAACTAAAGGGCTATAAATATTGACAAATTTAATTGTCGTGCCTAAAACAATAGAAGATGAAGCAGGCAGCGTTAAAGTTGTTGCCGATACAGGTAAACAATAAACTAAAGCACCCGCCGCAGACGTTGTTAACGTAGTCGTAGCCGTTGGAAACAAAACGGTTGAAGCATTACCTAGCGCACGCTGAACAAACGCTGTAGTCGCTGCTGCCGTGCTGTTATCAAATATACCGGCAGTTGGTACAGTTGCGCCAACGGTTGCTATTAAATTAGTAAATGTGCCGTTTGCAGGCGTTGTGCCACCAATAGCAGGCGGTGCGGCAAAATAATTAGTAAAACCTGAACCTGTAATCGTGCCTGAAGCCGTTAATGTGCCGGTAACAGTCAAATTTGTAGCCGTTGCAGAACTAAAGTCGTTAACACCTGTAATGTTGTCAAATGACCAAATTTGCACCGCCGTTGCTGTTTGTAATACAAACTTATAAGATTGACCTGCTGTAAGCCATATCTCATTAACAACACGACCTGATGCGTCTAAAACAATAGGATTTGAATTAGCAATAGAACCTGAGCTAGTTGTATACGTTGCTTGTGGCGTAGAAGTACCGGCAGCATAGGTATATAACAATCCCGCAGCCAAAGGCACGCCGTTGCTATCAAAGAATTGCCATCCTGCGCCAGCTAGAGGTGAAAGATTTACTGACATTATTTACTCTCCAAAAGGCGTAAAAGTAGCTGCTCGCCAAGGGATTTGTACTTTGTTATTTAATCCCGATACTTGTTTTGCTAAATTTGATTCAACTAAATTGATACCATTAACAGTTAATTCTTGTTTAACCCAATCTCGCACTAAACCTTCGTTAAGTTGCTCAAATGGTATTTTAACGTCAATAGATGAAAACGCACATACGCCTTCAGTTGTTACGCCTTCATATTCGCAGCTATATTTAACAGCATTGACCACGCCATTTTTAGCAAATATTTCAAGGATTTTCCAATTAAACATTGGCTTTCCAATTTGGATCATTTGCCCAAACTATTGTTCTAGCTGTCACAATTTCATCAACAGATGTTGCCGCAGCAATTGCAGTTTTAGCATCTTGCGCTTGGCTACGAATCTGCGCTCGCCAAGTTTTCCAAGAATCTGCCATTGGCACGCTTGTTTCCATCGCTTTAATGCTCATGTAATCGCTCGGCGCAAGCAAAGTATCGGCATAACGATTGATTTCAGCTAAAACAGTTAATTTAACTTGATCGAAATCTTTAGGCGTTGCCGTGTAGTTAATTTTTACAACGCCATCAGCATAAATAGGTTCGTCTTGACTTACCCAATAATAACGATCATCTACACGATTTCCGTACACCACATCGACCATGCCAATAGCCGCCTTTTCTTCGGGGCTAGACAGGTTGCACCAGTTGGAAGGGTAATTTATTGAATCCCACTCAAAGGCTGTGCTAGCGGGTACTAGGAGGGCGATAACGCCGTTACTGATAATTGCAAACATAACTACCTCGCTAAACTATTTTTGAAAGGCGTTTCTGCAAACGCAGCATATATCGGGTTAAGCGTATAGCCACCCCAAGACCCTCTAACTTTAAAACCATTAGAAAGAAAGTCGATTTGAATAACTCCACTTGTATATTCTGCGCCGCTAAGATTTGGATTAAGCAATGCCGTTGCTACGTTGTATGGATCTCTTGCAGTATCTTGCACAATCCAATCTCCTCCCGCACCGCTTGTAGGTTTAATCATTACAAACTTTGGTCTAAACCCTGTGTATACAAAAGTGTTGTCAGAAGTGCCGTTTCCAACGAAGCTACCAAACGCGCTGTATCCGGCTATGGGTGTCCAGCAGTAGGCAAGCATTGCATTGCCACTTCCGTTGTTATTTGTGCTAGTACCAACTCCAAATACAGATGAAGTAGGAAGTGCAGACCCCCAATAGTTTGCTGCTGCTGCGCCAGCAGCCGTAGTATTTAACGCCAAAGTAGCATTTATGCCGTAATAAGATGTATAGACAGGCCAATCTAAAGCACTTGATCTATTTTTAACAATAATAAAACTAGGTGCTACGCCTAACCCATGCCCTACCGTAGCCAAAGCACCTGTTCCTGTCCACGTTGCTACGCTAAACCCCGCGCTTGCGTTTACGCTCACAGTCGATGTGATTGTGCCGTTGGTGTTTGACGATGTTGAGCCTTGTCCTGCTTGCCATTGCCAAGCAACGTAAGTAGCTGACAAGTTGTTGTAATCGGTGTTTGTGCCAACGGTAAACCCTGCGCTACCAAAAGCAGTCAAGCCTTGAGTATCGGTTGTTTCAGCAGCCGTGGAGTTTGACACTAAGCCCTTAGTTGTGCCACGCACCGAGTCTGTTAGTTTGTTATCAGTAGCCGCCGAACGTGATTTAACCCACACAAGGTCAGGCTTAAACGATGCAGCGTTGGTAATTGCGTTTGACAGCAACGTACCCGTGTACAAGGTCGCATCCATCACCGTGTTGCCCTTGACGATGGTGCTTGTCGGCAAGTTGTATGTGTTCAGGGCTACATAGCCTGTGGGGGGTGTGTAGGTGAAGGGTTGTTGACCGAAGTTAAAAGCGCCACTAAAAGTTGCGGTGTAATCGCCTTGCCCAAAATAATATGTTCCAGCAGGTATCCCAGTAAAAGCAACGCCTTGGCTTGTGCCATTTTTATAAAACGTCAATGACCCCGCACTAGCATCAAACGCAATGCCAATTACGTCGCCATTGTTAAAAGTAGCCCCATAAGCTGAATTAGAGCCATTGTTGTACTTGTTTCCATTTAAAGCGTAATAACCGTATGAGCCAGCCGTTGCCCCTACATATCCCGCATCAGGTGAATCAGTAGAAATTGCAATACCCACGTTTGGCAACGTGCTTGAACTTGTTGCAATATATTCACAATACCATTTGCCTGTAGACATTCCAATGGTTGATAAAACTCGACATGCTGCTGTAGTTGCTGTGCTAGTAAATGCTAAATTTCCGTCTGAAATAGTTACACCACCAGACCCTTTATTAACAGGATTCAACACAGCAAAGTTAGCCGCCGTAGCAGAAGTCAACGTAGGCACATCCGTCATCGAGTCATACGTCACACCCGCCGTGATGCTGATGTTGTTGGTAGTCCAGTAATTGCCATTACCTGAGAAGTCTTTACCCAAGCCTACGTTGCTGCTTGTGGTCAGCGCAGAGTTGTCTGTGAAAGGGAGATAGAAACCGTTTGTGCCGTAAGTGCCTGAATACCGTGCGGGTTGCCATACGCCTGTTGCGGAGTTATATGAGCCAAATGAGGATGGGGTGAGCGCCTGACCGTCAACAAAGTTAACCTCTGTCATATAAATATCATTTGGCCATAAAACAGCGCCGCCTGCCGTATCCCAAAACGAACCTAATGTTGTTTTTTGAGTATCGTTAATTGCACCGCTGCCTGATATAGAATTGCTTAACACTGAAACATTATTCATGTAACAAGTAAGCGTAGTTGTATTAGCGACAACAACAAGATGATACCAAGCAGAAGGATCACGAAATACCGCAGTAGAAGTTCCTGCACCACTTCCACCCCAATAACAAAATAATTGGTCTGAACCGTTAAAAGTAACGCCGGTAATATATGTCGCGCCGGGTCCACCACCGCTTGTATTTCCAGCCCCAAAAATTCCTTGAAGCGTTCCTAATTTTCCTCTTTTTACCCAGCCACTCCATGTCCAGACAGAACGATTTCCCGCACTTGCAGGAGTCCTACTCAAATAAGCAGACGCACTATTACGAAAGCGCAATGAGCGTGTGAGGTTGTAGCCTGTGGATGCAGAGTTACCGGCAAGTATCGGAAACATTAAGCCACCGCCTGTGAGATGCCTTGTTGTAGGAGGTTTGTGCCGTCTGAGCGAAACGTGAAATAATCTTTTGCTCCTGCTGCTGTAGACAATGTAGGCGCAGTACCCGCAGCCCACTTAAAAATACTGTTCCACGTGAGCGTATTAGACCCACCGTTCTGAATCACAGCCAAGGCATAAAATGCACCGTTCTTTAAGTTCGTAGGCGCACCCATCGTTCTATTCGTCGATACAAACGTAAACGTAGCGACTTGACTAACCGAAGTATCCCAAGCAATTGTCGCAGCATCCGAAAGTGTTGTATTAGCTGCCCAACCAGTTGTAAATTGACCTGTCGTGGCTGTTGTAGCGCCCACCGTGCCGTTAATATTGATTGACGCTGTACCTGTCAGGTTCGTGACCGTACCGCTCGAAGGCGTGCCTAAAGCGCCGTTAAACGTGACAAAAGCACCCGCAGATCCTACGTTGACACCCAATGCCGTTACGACACCTGTGCCTGTTGTAATCGTAGATGGTGCAGTACCCGCGCCGCCACCAATCATCAAGGCGTTAGCTGCCAATAAAGATGAACTTGCCCAAGTTGATGCGCTTGAAAAATAAACAATACCGCCAGACGTACCGGCAACAGTCAATGCAGGAGTTGTAGTTGCTGTAGCGACAGAAATTAAGCCACCGGTAAAGCTAACCGAAGTAACCGTTCCTGACGATCCTGCCGACCAAGTTGGTACACCTGCCGCTAAAGTTAAAACTTGACCGTTTGATCCAACCGATAATTTAGACAATGCAGTCGTAGTCGAGGCATATAAAATATCACCCACAGCGTACAAACTTTGTCCTGTCCCGCCATAAGTTGCGCCAATTGTTGATCCTGCCCATGCACCGCTATACGATGTGGCAGAAAACAGTCCTGTAGATGGGTTGTATTGTAATTTTGTCGAACTGGTATAAAGCGTTGCTAACGTTCCAGTTGTCGCAGCTGTAAAACTAACATAGCGAGTGGCATTTGTAGTCGTATCATCTGTAATCGTTGCCGCACTTGATGGTATTGTTTGCCAAGTCGGTGCGCCACTTGTATTAGCACCTAAAAATTGACCTGTTGTGCCATTAGTTAGGTATGCAGTCGTACCTGCTGCGGATTGATAAACAACAGAGTTTGCCGATCCACCGCTTAAATTGCTTGCGGAAGATGCCGTTCCTGTCAAAGACCCTTGAAATGTCGGGGCAACAAATACTCCGGTATAAGGATTAAATGTTACTTTTGTCGATGAAACATCTAGGCTAGTAATTGAACCTGTATTTACTAAACTAAATGTCGGGTAAATCGTTGCATTTAAACTTGATACATCAACAATGCTCAGACCTGTACCCGCAGAAACGGTAAAAGGCTGACCCTGCCCAATAAATGTGTTAAAACTACCGTCAACATTAAAATATGCTTGAACCGGCAATATGTTTGGATTAACCGTCAGGGCTGGGTTAGCCATAAAAACTTCCTTTAGGACTGATCGTTAGTAGCTGTTACATACAAAATACCTGCTACTGCTGAATTGCTAATTGCAGTCATTGAAAATGGGCTTGTTGGCACAGCTAAAATAATTGGCTGCGTCATCAACGGCGGTAATACAAATCCGCCTGGCGTACCATCCACGGGAAACGTTGCAGCCGGTGCTGTTGCTGCATTTGATACCGCAATGGCAATTGGCGAAGCACCCAAATTCAAAAAACTAGCAAAATTTACTTGGTCGTTTGTTGTATCGTTAATCAAAACCGATGCGTGCGAAGTGTTTGTGACACTCAGCGCATAGGTTTGTCCAGCGGTGCGGATTACGCTTGTGTTGGACATGATTACACCGCCGTGGCAGGAAGTGGCCCATCAGAACGAACAATCATAAAAACATAAGCACCAGAAATAGGTGTAGCCGATGCATTTGTTGCATTAACAATTTGCAAACTTAAAACGTTTGTAGTGTAACAATCTGCTTCACCCGTAATAATGCCTGCCGTTTGTACACCAACAGCACCAATACATTTCACAATATCGGTTGTTTGTAGACCAGGTAATGTAAAAGTTTGCACAGCGGATGTATACGATGCAACGGCTGCGGGAGTAATGCTTGGTTGAACGTAAAATGTTGACAACGAATTGCCGCGAGCTAAAGTAGTAGATGGCATATCTGTTTCCTTATCAATCCCCCCTAACCGAAGCTAGAGGGGAAATTGGATTAGCTGAAGTCGTAGCCGTAAACGTATACGTCGATTGTAGCAGCCGCACCTTGCGCTGTACCGACGTTTACATAAAGGTTTTGACCAGTCTGTGCAGCAGTTGACGCAACAGTACGTTGTGACACGACGGTTGAGCCAGTCAAGCCTGACAGGGCAGCGTTAGACACAATAGCACCACTTGCGCTTGGTGCAGTAAACAAACCGGCAAGAGCCGTTGTAAGGCTGACTGAAGCGTTTGTGAAAATAACGTTCGACACAGAATAGCTAGTCGAGTTAATGATTGGTAAAACAGTATCACCCGTGGCGTTAACGTTTACGCCTTGATAATAAGCCAATAGACGCAAAGCCTGATTGGTTGAAACATTAGATGGGTGATTACTGACGGTAGTTGCTGGGCCTGGATTTGCCATGATGAAATTCCTTTAAAAGTTATTAACGGGGGGCGAACCCCCCACTAAATTACGCTGCGACGCGGCAGGCAAGTTCTGGATACAGCGGCGCCCACCCGTACAAGACATCTAAACGAGTTGGGATCGAATCGTTGTTAATGGTGTACTGACGAACCACACGCATTGACAGACCGATTTCCTTATCACTTGCACGACCGGCGAAGTGGACACCTTCAGGCAACTCTAGGTCAGCCACAGCCAACGTAAATGCATTGCGGTGCATCACGATGTTTTGTGGTGAAACTGTACCTGTGTTGTTGAAAGGGGTAACGACAGCGGTAGATGAAGTCGAAGTAACCGACACGTTTTGGAATTGACCGGCAGTAATAATCGCAGGCGAAACCGTAACCGATGCAGAACCGCTTGATGCAATGGTCACAGGTGCGGTAATAACGAAATTACGCAACTTGTTTGAACCATAAGCCTGGCGGTTTTGTGGGTTAACAGCGTAGACGTTGGCAATCTGAATCACATCACCTTGTTGCAGCGCAGCAGCAGCAGTTGCAGCAGCAATAGTGATAGTCGAAGTCGATGCCCAACCCGAAGTCAACGAACCGGTAAAGGTTGATGTATTGGTTGACAATGTAGCTGTCGAATACGAACCAAACGTTTGTGAAACAACGTTTTGATCCATTTTCCAAGTCATACCGGCAGAGTCAACACCCATCAAACCTTTTTCGTACTGCTCGCTGATCTTAGCAGCAGGCATAAACAGACCTTTCAGGCTGTCAACGATAGTGGCTGATGTGAATGGCTCAACGATACATGACCGGCGACCGTCACGGGGTGCGCCTTCAGCATCAAGGTAAGCACCGGCTGTCAGGTAAGTAATCAAACCAGTCGGGGGCGTACCAGCAGTACCAACGATGTTGGCGGTGTTGTTCTTAGCCATGATCAAACCATCACGATCAATCTTGTTGGCAATCGCAGCAACAGCAGGCTTTAGAACACGGTCACTAAACATATCAAGCGACAGAGCCAAATCTTGCGTAGTGAATTGAGTGTCAACGTGGAATTGAGTCGAAAGGGTAACAGGCACAGAAGTCTCGTTAAAGTCTTCAACGTTCAATGCTGGGCCGGTTGTACCGATAAAGCGACCAGGGCGGCGAACGTTCACGGTGTTACCAATCTTTGCGCCGACAACAGCGAATTGATCGTCATAGTTACGGTCAACTTCTGACGTAAATGTCAGTTCGTTTTCCAAAACCATCAATGCTTCATTGGTGATTTTACTAATGGTTAGCAAGTTATTTGCCATGATATTTCCTTAGATTAAGTAAATTTATTACCTGATCTTACCCGCCTGTCGCGCTGCTTTCCATTGTTGATATGTTCCGTGGAATTGTCCATTTGAATCCACTTTTACATCAACTCCGGCGCTACCACTACGCAAAGGCTTGATAGGTTCAGGCGCTTTTGATCGTGCAGCAACAGATTTACTTTTAACTTCAGGCTCAGTCTTTTCAAACTTTGCTTCAAGTTTCCCAAGTTCCTTTAAAGCCTTTTGAATCGACATTGCAGTCAACTCATTCGCAAATTCAGGGTTCTCAGCTAAGTGATACAGGATTCGTGGGCCTACATCACTTTCTAAGATTGCATCCCGCACCTGATCCGATACCATCACATCTGCGGATTGCACCATTTCGTCAAAGTCAGGCAACTCTGCTTTCGTTGCATCTAGACGTTTTGCCCAAGCCTGAATGACTTGATCTCGCGCCTCTGATGCCTTACGTTCTGCATCCTGCCTATCTCTGTCTGCTAAAGCCTTCTCAGCGGAAAACTCAGCTAGTGCCTTTGCATACTCAAACGCATCGGTAAACTGGCTAGGTTGAGGCTCAGAATTCGTGTCTGCTTTTGGGCTTTCACGGTTTTCTAGGGCTTTCAATCGGTTTTCTAAGGCTTCCCTTGCTTCGCGTTCTTTAACGGCCTCTTGCCGTGCAGCTTCGCGTTGCTTGGTTAACTCAGAAAACCGCTTTTCCAACTTTGGATTTTTCGGTTTATCTGTTACTTCCGCTTCTTTCTCTGCGTCTGGTTCACTCTGTTCTTCTGACTCTACCGAAGGCTCTGACTCGGTTTCTACCGCTTCAGCCACATCGGGATCATTTGATACAGCTAAACCCAACCTTTGTGCATTGAAATCCGCTAAATTTTCACTCGTTACAACTGATCCTGCTTCTTTGTCTGACATGAGTTGCCTCAAGGGTTTACCCAGTTAAAACCTAACTGGTAAGGATATTTGATAGTTTAATCCTACTAAATTGTTTGTCAATTAAATGCCGCGTTCAATAGCTTCTTCTTTTGCTAATGTGGTATCTCGTTTATCAATATTAGCCAATAACATTGCTAATTGTGCCTTGATATTCTCAATTGTGATTTTGGTTTGGTTATCAATAACCGTATCGTGCGCTGCAACATCAACCTTCATTTTGGCAGTTTGTTCAGCAGTTTGCGCCTGTGTTTCAATCTGATGTGCTTTTGTAGTTTGACGCATCAACTCGCGTTTAGTTTCTGCCTCATCTTTCTGTTGAGCCACAGTTGCGCCGTACTTCATATCCATCGTCATCATCTGAATCTGCTGTTGCAACTCTTGAATCGTCTGTTGAGCGTTCTTTAGCTGCATCTGTACTTGTGGCGGCACAGGGGATTTTTCATCAATCTGCGCCATTGGGTTAGACGCTGCAAGACGATCCGCAATCACATCCGCGCCTGGGAAGTCCATGTTACGGAAAATCAAATCACCCGCTTGAGTCATCAATGCGGGATCAGCCGTTAACAGCGTCATCATTGCATCGACTGCCTCTTGGCGCTTGCTGTTGTAGCCAGGCCCAGTATCCATCACGACATCATATTCGCCGACAGTTACGTCATTTAATACCTTAGCAACGCCTTGTTCGTCTTGGCTTCGTTGATTTAATGTCACCAAATCAGGCTGACCATCATCGCCGATGATTCGCATTACTCGTTCTGTATCGTAAATCTTGGGGATTAAATCAAGCAAAATCTTGCCCGTCCATCGAATCGAACGGGTTAAATTGTCGTAATAGTGGAAATTGGTCATGTCGGTCTGTTGTTGCTGACCGTTTATAGCCTTTCCACTCATATTGCCGGTAGGCAGTTGTGACGGATCATAAATCCCAATCACAGCCATCAAATCAGCGTTCATACCTGACGCAGCTGCCATGACACCGGCAGGCGGTGCTTCAGGCTGAATTCTGCTCGGTGGTGGCGCAATTCTGCCATCAATATCAGTCTGTTTATAGCGCAAAACAGGCGTAGCTTTAATGTTAGCTTGCGCCCATTCGTTTTCATGTCCTTCGTCTTGCCCTTCAGCCAACAACCATTTAGCTTTTGGTGCAAGTGCGACAGATTCAGTCAAACTTGTTGCCCAATAGTTATACATCCGCGCTGGGTCTTTAGCCATGCGAACCAAGCCAAACTTCTTACGCTTATTCTCAACAATCAATTGCTGACCATAGATCGGCACAATTGGGATGTATTTACCTGCCCAAACGCCTTCTTCTAGGATTTCCATCGCAGTCAGTTTGCACCACTTGATCTCTTTTTTCCAAGTTTCGCGCCGACTAACCTCTTGAATCCCTGCCAAGTCCATCATTTCTTTGCTTGGCATTTCATCTTCGTAAACTTGCGTACCATCGCTTAAAAGAATCAATTTCACCCGTTTACGCTCGGTATAAAAGAATTCGGCGATCCGAATATCCTCTTTCATAATCCATTCAGCGTTTGAATCACCTGTGCCGCGAGCATTAAAGTTGCCGCCATCGTCCGCATCCGGATACATTGAACGGAATACTTCTTTGCTAATAACTTCAGTAATCAAACACTTTTCAGCGTCCGAGCCATCGGGCATGATCGAATTGGGATCAAAATACACAGTAAATGGGTTGTTAATTCGACGAATGTATATCTCTTGATTAAATGAATCGTCGCGCACATAGTCTGTATCTATGCGCCAATAGCCCCAACCCATACGCACAGCAAAATCAAAAGCATTATCGTAAGCGTCATCCGCATCGCTGTTGACCTCAATGTGTCTGCAAATGCCGGTAATAATCTCAGCGACTTTTGCATCTGCTTGATTGTTCATTCCATGCACTTTGATGCGTGGGCGTTGCTGACGTTGTTGGTTAGCAATCTGCCTACAATAAGCGTCAACCTTGTTAATAGTCAGGCATGGGCGAGATTCAAGACCACGGGAGTTTTGCACTTCGACGGGCCATTGATCGCCAGCAGCAAACTTTAAATCTTCTAAGGCTTCAGATCGGTTATTAGAATCCGCTTCGCTGACTAGACGCAGGAATTTCTTAGCGTCTTCGATGCGTCCGTCATTTTCAAGATCATCAGCCATGTTCAGCCCATCCAGTTGCCAGGTGCGGTGTATGTGGGTTTTCTTACCCGTTTTTCTTTCGATTCAGTAATCATCAATCCTATATACCTGAACGCATCAGCACCGTGAGAATATGAGTCATGCACAGGTGTTTTGCTGAATTGTTTGCTATCAGGATCGACTTCATACCGATAATGTCTTAAACATTGTAATCCATCGTGGCAATTTTCTCTATCAAACCAACAGTTTGTGAAAATTGTTCTCGCCGCGTTAATAGAATCGACAATTGGCGTTTTCCCGATAATTCTGGTCTTAAACCCTGAGTTTCGGACGATTTCCTCGATTGTTCTGCCTGCTGCTGCAAGGGTTTTGTTTTCAGCATCGTGAGGCAACCACAGCGTATCGTAGATGTATCCATAGGTTTGCATTTGCGCCAAATACCAAGAAATTGTTTGCTGACTGTTCTCCATATAGCGAATCAGCCTGGTCTCCATCCCCACAAATTGAACGAACCAAATAGCCGTTGAGTCTGCCCAACCCAAGTCAAAGACAGCGTGTACAGGCTTCATTGGATCATAATTGACCTTTGTAATTCTGCCTTGTAACTCAGCCATCTGCATTTCACGGGCAAATACAGCGCCATCTACAGTCTGTCGGCAAACGCCTTCCCAAACCGTGTTATAGCTTTCCTGATCGCGCATGTGCAACGACCGACGCTCTAAATCTAGCGTTTCAGGAAACCACGGATTGTCTTGCCAACCAATCTTTTGAATAATCGCATTTTCAGGCGGTTTTAATACAAATCTTTGATATGTTTCGTCAGACTCCAATTCAGGATTAAAAGTAATCCATATCTCTGAATCTTGTTTTCTGATCGTTGGAATCAATACATCCCATGATCGTTTTGATACCGACTGGGCTTCCTCAACCCAGCAAATATCGACACCTTCAAACGATTTTATGTTTGTAACGTTATTTTTTAAGCCACTAAACGCAAATTCTGTACCATTTTTACCACGAATTGACGTTTGAGTAATCTCATAAAACGATATTAAACCTAGATCAATGATCTGATCTGACAGCAATTTGTGGACGGAATCTTTAATTGAAGTTTGAAATTCTCGCGCACAAAGGATACGCAATTGTGATTTAGCACCGAGGATCAATAGCGCCCTAGCCACACCCCAAGACTTAGCGCCGCCTCGACCGCCGTGTAAAACTTTATATCTAGACTTTTCGAACAAACAAGCCAGTTTGACAGGAAACTGTGCCTTAGCTATTGCTGCCTGTAATTCACTCATCGCGCTTTTCAGGCGTTACAAACGATACTTCAATTCCCTGCAATAGTGGTGCGCCATCTGCGCCTGTAATCTCTGTCTTTGTTGATTCGCGGTATTTCTTGGGGAATCGTGCAGCCATCGAGCGCGACCAAATTGAAGCATTTAGCTTCGCTGCGTCTTTTTCCTCAATCATGTGCGTTTGGGCAATACTTTCCCACCAAACCTGTTCATATTCCTTAGCATCGCTCATGGCGTGCATAAATTCTTCGTGTTCGTCACGCCATTTAAACAATACTCTAGTGGAAAACCCTAACTCGCAAGCAATTTGTTCAATGCTTTTGCCTAGTTTCCCCAAAGCGATTACTCGCTCACATAACGATGGGTCATAAAGAGTTGGTCTACCTACAGGATTACTCATTGTCCATTGAATCTGAGTTTGCCTCAGTTTCATCAATAGTTACTTGGGTTTGTGGATTTGCCATTACAGCGTTGTATTCATTCAATAATTGCAATGGCACGCCTGGCTGATTCAACAATGCCGCTACATCTTCATTTAGTTCTAAAGTGTTTTGCGGACTTGGATAAGGTAAGTAAACGTTAGGATTCATTTGTTGGCTCAATTGGTTCAGCAGGCGTAGCTTGCTTTGCCATCTCAGCTAAGATTTCTTCAGATGTTTTAGCAATGATTGCAGGAAACTCGCGCAATGCTGCGGCGATAAAGTTCCATTGTTGGATTGTTAAATCTAATGTCATTTCTTTTTCCCTTTCTTTTCTGCTTCACGTTTTTCAGCGTAAGCAATTGCCACGGCTTGCTTTACGGGTTTACCCGCAGCGACTTCGGTTTTAATGTTTGATTTAAATGCTTTTGGGCTTGCTGATTTTTTAAGCGGCATGATTTTCCTCAATAAAACAAACATCTTGCCAAGACATAACAAGATAACGTGTATTGTTTTCAAAGTATTCGTGATAACTCAGGTATTCATCCTTACCCATCGTCCCAAAGCGAACGTAATCACCCACTTCGAGTTTATCAGCAGCGAGTGGCCCGACAGCAATTACTTCGCCCATGTTGTCTTTTTCAGACATTATGACTTCAATAATTGAACTTTTTACCCTTACATCGGGTTTAACGACAATTTTGTCTTTTAGCGGCCTAAGCATAAACAGCCTTCTTTGCGGGTCTGCCACGCTTTTTAATGACTTCTTCGTAGGGTTCTACGCTTACGAGTATCTTTGAATACTCGCCGCACCATTCATTCATGTGTTTTAAATGATGAATAGGATACCGTCTACATTGACCGTGGACATCACCACGCAGCCAAAATAGACAGTCGTAACAACTAGCACTAGAATTGATAGCAGTCATTCATAAGCCTTTTTATGTCTGATTAGCAGTCTGTGGTGCGCTAACACCACCGGCTGCGTTTAGCAGTCTTGGTCGTGCTCGACGCGTTTGTGGTCATAGACGACTTTCTCGCCCATATGACCTTTCATTTCGCCCAAGCGACCGTCGTGCTTGCCCATATGACCGGCTTCGCGTGCGCCGATGCCATCAGCTTTGCCCATTCCGACACCACCAGCAATAGGACGCTTACGCTCGCCGCTTGTATCTGATGCTAGGACACCTTTAGGCATTTTCTCGCCCGATGCGCCGCTATGGAATTCTTCTTTGTCAACTTTTGACGCGACAATTTTCTTTGTGCCGGTGCGATCACTTGATGCAACACCTTTGGGCATTTTTTCGTAGGCCATTATATTCGTCCTAAATTAAGGTAAATGTATTTTACTAAAATTAAAGCTATGTGCAACAGTTATACCGATTTTAAACCTTTTGCATTTAATTTAACAGAGCAAGTGCATCTTGAACTGTTTCTACTCGAACCACCAAACCGCCGCACCATAATTCATTAAACTGTAATTGCTGTGGGGTAAATTTCGCTTTACTATCTCGTTTTACTTCAATAAGATAGGTTTTGTTATTAAATCCCATTAGTAAGTCTGGGCAACCTTTGCCGACACTTGAAAGATCGACGACAGTAGCGCCAAACATTTTCAAAGCGTTCACAATATCCTTTTGATTCGTATCGACTCGTTTTGCTCTCATAGGGTAATTTTATGTCAATTGTGTATACCGATGATGAATTTATTAAGGTTTGGAATGAATTAGGTAGCCCAGGATTAGTTGCAGAAAGATTAAAAATTGCTTTAAGAAATGTTTACACTCGTAGGCGATCCATTGAATTTAAGCATAATATTCAATTATTTACCCATAATTCGCAACAAAACGCCTTTGTCAAAAAGATCCACGACACGCCTGGCAACATTCGCCGTGGCATTGACATTGAAAAAGGCATAGTAATTGTATTTTCAGACGCTCACTTTTGGCCTGACGATACCACCACAGCCTTTAAAGCATTGATTCATTTCATTAAATTACTACGACCAACCGTAATTGTAAACAACGGGGATGCCTTTGACGGAGGAAGTGTATCTCGTTACCCACGCATTGGATGGGATTCCAAACCCACGGTTAAAGATGAATTAGAGGCTTGCAAGTTCTATTTGGGCAAAATTGAAGACATTACAAAATGCCCGTTAATTTGGACTTTAGGCAATCACGATGCACGCTTTGAAACTATGTTGGCCAATCAAGCCTCGGCCTACGAAGGTGTACAAGGCTTTACCCTTAAAGACCATTTTCCCCGATGGCAACCTTGTTGGTCATATTGGGTTAACGAAGATGTTTGCATCAAGCACCGATTTAAAGGCGGTGGCAAGTATGCAGGTTATAACGCGACTTTGCATAGCGGTACGTCTATAGTTACGGGCCATACCCATGTACTCGCCGTTCAACCCATTACCGATTACAACGGCACTCGATATGGCGTTCAAACTGGAACGCTTGCAGAACCTAACAATATGCAGTTTGCTGACTATACCGAAGACAATCCGAAAGATTGGCGTTCAGGGTTCGCCGTGTTAACTTGGGATAGGGGCAAGTTGTTAATGCCCGAACTGGTTCAAGTGTTTGGCGAAGATGAAGTGGTGTTCCGTGGCAAAATCGTAAAGGTTTAGCATGAAACTGACCTCCAAAATGCTTGAGTCAATCTATTCAATGCTTAAAACGCTCAAGCCTTTTAATGGTTGGCATCTACCGGAAATATCATCTATTGAGTTTAAGGTTACCAACGAACTTGACGCTATGGGTACATATCTTTTTTGCGATATTACCGAAAAGCACCAAATAACTATTAGTCGAGCTAAAAACGGTCATTTATCCACCGTTATCCGTACTCTTGCTCATGAAATGATTCACCTTAAACGTGCCAATACGTCAAAATGGGACAAACATGACAATGTATTTCGCAAATTAGCGGCACAAATTAGCAATGAATTGGGGTTCGATCCGCTTGAACTATGAACAATAGGTTAATAAAAGATCATCTTCTGTTAACCCATAGGTTGATTCAAACGCTTTTCTGCCTAACCCATGCACGCCAGTTTTGCCCGTGTGGTGTTCAGGACACAACGGAATAACGTTTGCATTGCTGCGTTTCATGCCTAGCCTGCGTATATGGTGAATGTGGGCAGGTGTTTCGCCATAACCCAAATGTTTACAAAGCACGCAACCAATCTGGGCAAGTTTGTCGTAATGTTTCTTTTCGGTCTTAGTTACCACTTTTGACCTTTTGATACGTCCAACCTTCAAGCCATTGACACAAATGTTTTAAATCTTCAGCAATTTTAAAGGCTTCAAACATATTGTTACGCAAAATAGCATTGCGGTAATCGTTTAAACCTGCGTTGATCTTAATCAAACATTCAGAATAGTCATTCATAAACGCCTTAACGCATCAATAATTAAGCATAAACCAAAGGTTACCCACCAGCCCCACGCTGCTTCAAGGTGGCATAACACAAAAGCCGTTAACAAATAGATCACTTTGCCATCCAATACAAGCCGACATTGCCAAGGGCGTATCCTGCGTAAGTTACCGACATGGGTACATTACCCTTAAATAGTTGTTCAACGCTGATGAAGGCGTATATAGAGCCTGTCAGCACTATTAACCAACTACTCATCAAAGTCTAGTTGTTCGTTTGAAAAGTCATAAACGTCAGGATCGTAACCGTTGGCTTTAAGAAAGTTTTTAAATACTTCAAAAATTTCGTTTAATCCTTCATGCTCGGTTGTAATCAGCACTTCAGTACCATCTTCTTGCTCAGAATAAAAGGTAATAGCCATGTCAATCCTTTGAGTTAATTTCAATTAGTTTACTTAAGTAATGTTGCGCTTTCTTTAAATCTTCAACCCCACCTTTTGCTTTGTACCTCGTTACATATTTTATGATATTGCCTTCTAAATAACCTAAGTTATTTTCAATAATGTAGTCCCAAGGTTGTATTTTGACTTGGTAATGAGAGCCGCCAGTTTGGGTGTCGTTTGCTGTCATTTTGTTAATTTCTCTAATTGTCGATTGTTTGCCTGTTCACTACGCCAAGCCTCAAACCTCATTTTGGCACTCTCAAGCCGCCATTTAAGCGTTTCAGCCGTTTCTGTAGCCTCGCCTATAGCTTTGCATAGGTTTTGGTATTCGGGGCTTGCAAGGGCTTCTTTCTCTTGACCGCCAATAGTTGTTTCTATTGACTTACTCATCATAATTGCCCGAAGGCTGTGTTTATAAGTTTCCAGTTCTGCAACTCGACCTTTAGCTTTGCCGTATATCGGTGCTGTTGTGTAGATGTAGTCGATTGCATCGTGTTGGTCTTTCATAATTTTTTAAATATCAAAACATTTTGATGAATTTTTACCAATTTTTCTGTTTTCATATTTCCATTGGCCCTCATACTTGCGCTTGCTACGGGATTTAACAATATTGCCTCGTTATAAAACCTCATACCGCATTTTTCAAACGCCCGTATTGTGTCCGGCACAAAACCAATGTAATAACCATTTTTGTCACGAACCTCACCGACTACAAAACAAGCATAACCTCCACGCTGAAGTAATTTGCAACTTTTATCAATAATGCTTTCATATAATGATAAAAATTCTTTGTAAGGTTTGTTGCTAATGTCACCGTCTAAATCACTATAAACCTCTAAATCCGCATAAGGTGGACAACTAAATACTAAATCAAATTCATCATTCCAACCTTCGTTAAGCAATTTATTACTGTCACCAACATACCAATTTGGTTGATTTTCTACACCTAAAATATCTAAACCTTGCTCACGATTGCTGTTTATTTGTTCTTGCCGAATGTCAATCCCTGTGTATTTGTATCCCAAATAATTAGCAACTATGCCTCTTACGCTTCCTCCTGCAAACGGGTCAAGAATTTTGCCACCGTCTTTACAAAACCATTTATAAATAATTTCGCACAATGCAGGATCAAATACGCTTACATAATTATCTTTATTGTCGTAATTTTCTTTTTTTGAAATATCACGATATAAATCAGTTCCAGAAACAATAGCAGCGACATTTCGCCCAATTTCACTTTTTAAGCCTCTGCTAATCCAAATTCTTTTTCTTTGTTGCCAACTTGCGCTTTTTGTATCTAAAACAGAAAAAGGTGGTTCTATAAATTTATCTCGTAATAATTCATCCACAACAATTTCATCGCCAAATAAATCTTTCACGCTGCCTCCAACTTAGA